ATCATAACATTTAGTGCTGTGATTAGCTGTTAGTTGTTATTACTTATTGCTACAGATGTGTGAACAATAGTACACATTAACTATGTAATTGTCCCGCTCGCTTCGCTCGCTCGTCGAATGTACAGTGCGCACAGTGTTATCGAGCGAGCACGAAGTGCGAGCGCTAAGTATCTACTATAAAAAGAAAAAAAATTCACCCACACCATCATAAAAACGCTCAAACCTCAGTTATCGCAAGGGGCTTGGGGGTAACTGGCGCGTCGCCGCGAAGGATATCCCCACGAACTTTTTTATCAAATTTTTCGAGGATTTTCCTTGCTTTCTTTCTAGTTTTAGCTTTCTCAGCGCCAATATACAGCTTCAGGAGGCTTTTTCTCTTCATCTTTTGACCATAGGCTTGATACTCCTTTATCATCTGTTGCTTTTTCTACAAGGAAGTCCTTAGTATTACCAGCTAACTGTCTATACGTGTTAGGATCCTTTATACCGTTCCATATCTTCTTTCTATGCTCTACTAGGTACGAACCTAATTCACCGGCTCCAGCAGCCGTAGAGATGCCTTCTGCAGCTGGTACAACAGCTAATGATGCTCCACCTGTTATAGGAGAAGCTAATATACCTGCAGCAGAGACACCTTCAGCTAAGGTCTCAACTCCACTTAAACCAGCTCTAGTTAAGTTAGCTTTAGAAGGATCTCTTACTGCAGCTTTAACATTATCAACCATATTCCAAGCAGTAAAACCTACACCTCCTACTAAAATATGCTTTCCATACTTCTTTAAGAAAGATTTACCACCTTTCTGGACAATATCTACTCCTAACCCATCAGCTACTTTAGTTGCATCAGGAATCAAGCCACCTTGTGAAGATCTTCTAAGAACATTCTCAATTTCTTGAGTTTGCTGTCTAGTTTTCTCAAGAACTTTAACATCACCCTTCTTAGCTATCTTATCTAACTTAGGTTGCCTCTTAGGATCGGGTCCAAGCAGCCTATTTTGTAAAAGTAAGTCAGCTTCTGGGGTTAAATCATAAGCATCTCTTAAAACCTGCAGTATATTTTCAGATTGTTTAGCTACTTTAGCCATTTCACTGAAACCTTTCCTAGCAGTAAGACCTTGCCGTAAGTTTCTTGGATTAATCTGGGATTCAAACAAAAGGCGTTCTATTTGTTCATCTGTATAGTCATACCAAGTTGACCAAGCATTAAATCTTGCGTCAACATTATCACCAAGATTCCTTAATAAGCCTTGAGTATCATTAGAGAACATGGTACCACCGGATATATTACTAATACCGTGTTCAGCTAGAAGTTCATGTATACCTGTACCTTTATAAAGTGGATTAGTCCACTTACCGCCTTTCTTTTCCCATCCAACCCATTTACCATCAATATAAGCCCCTGCATCTGGGTCTAACTTATGGAACTTCTCTAAAAGTTTAGCTTCATAAGGGTTTTGATGCATATATTTTTCAAGATCAATCCTATTATAAAACTGACTACCTGATTTTATTCTACCTGACTCCCACATTCTATTAACTAGTTCCATAGCCTTATCTTCTGGAAGACCTGCTAGGAAGGGAGACTCTTGAATAAGACCTCTAACGTGGTGAGCTTGTATTTTCTGTAAACTAAAAGGAGATTTTAAACCTTTAATACTACCCCAAGGTAAAGCATCTTTAAGCCTTGGAGTTTGTCTAGATTCTTGATAGAATCTTTTTAATAACGTTGTTCTAAATAGATCTAAATCTCTTGTAAGTCCTTTAGGACTATCTGGTTTAACAAGATAACCGTGCTCTTCTATAAAGCCAGTTATATCACCATTCTTTCTGATCCATTCATATGCCTTATCTCTATATTCTTTTGCTAATTCAACATACTGCTTATAAGACTGTTTGTTAGGTATATACTCTGGTATTTCCCCTGAAAGAATCTTAGTCTGCATTTCTTTCGATAGTTCCTTGACTTTCATGGTTATGCTGTATGTATATGTATATACCGAATATTACTGGTCCTGCTATCCTTAGCAGTAGAGTAATGATGAGTAGTCTCTTAAAGATCATGGTTCACTTTGTTCACAAACATGATTAGAAGAGGGAGAGTTTGATGTCTCCCTCATTTTGACCGCTGTTTCCACACACGAGAGCACCACTTCCCGTGTTTTAATGAGGGAATAGGTTAAATCCAGGTAGGGACTGACTTTCCAGACTTTCTACCACGTGCTTCACGACGTTGTTCAAGGTTCATACCAAAGACTATATGGTTGGCGGACCCCACGGGATCGTCTTGCCATTGTTCAATGGTGTCGTTCCATTCTTCAAGCCGTCTGAGGGCAATTTGTTTGTGGGCATTGAGGGCGAAAGCTTCGGTATAGTATTTAACTCCTTGAGCGAGGGCATCGATTCTATCATCATGTTTAACAGCGCCTTTTTCGCGGCACATCCTAGACATTTGATAGAAGAGCATGTACTGCAATCTAGACTCAGGAGGAGCGTCGCGGTTCGAGTTGTAATCCCAGGTAATAACCTTGGGGTCAACAACCAACCTGTGCTGATTAAGGACAGGCTCAAGGCTGTCAATAATACGGTCTTCTTTCCTAACATTAGCTCTTGTCTCTTCTATAGTTAAACTGGTTTGAGTAGTCTGACAATGCTTCTTAAATAGTTCTGCAACTATTCCATCACCAAAGTTAGACTCAATTAATAAGGTAGTAGCCTTAAATTTACGACAACCTTTAAGGATGTCTAATAAAGTATTGTCTGTATATCCATCTCTAAAGGCTCTTATCTCGTGGAGATAGATGAATCCATTGAGTTGGGAGAGATAGCAGGCAACTGTTTCGTCAGTTCCTCTACCACTGGGGTCAACGGAGCAGATTGTTTCAGCATAGTCTTGCCATTCTCCCTGGAATTGCATTGGGCTATAGAAATAATCAGCAGGAAGACCCACAGCGGGTAGATCTTTAATAATGTTTTTAGGGTCTGAACACCAAATAATGTTTTCGGGTGCATTATCACGATTAATAGGGGTTACAATAAGGTCAGCAAATTTAAGAGGGAACTTTTCAGCATCAGATAAGCTGGTGTCCAGCATAAACTGTAGCATAAAGTTCGATCTACCCATTGAAGATTCACGTTCAAGTAGATCACCTTCTCTAAATCTTGTATCTGTAGGTTTCCAACTAAGATCTTCTGTTGTATCAAGGTCATGAACTAACTGTGGGGCCAGGAGCCCATCATACATTGCGACCTTTCTAGGGTACCTAGCAGGCCAAACGAATGGTTTATATGAACGTTCCCGAAGTTTGTTGTAAATAGTGAAGGTTGTTTGAGGAGTTCCAAGGAACATAATGCGAGAGCTAGGCTTAGGAGTAAGGATAGACTCACATTCAGTAACCAATTGAAGAAGTTTTTCACGTTGCATCTCCGTCATGGAGTTATTTGGTACCTCCACGTCATCTAGAACCATTAAGTCTGCACGACTTCCGGTTAACTGACCTGTAATACCAACTGATTTTACACTAGGAGCCTGAGCTGCCTTTGCTGGACCTACATCAAAAGAAATCCTAGACCATCTCTGATCATCATTCTTAGGTTTTAAATGAGCCAACCACGGTACTTCAAGGATAAGTCTTTGGCAGAAGATCGAAAAGGCGTCTGCTCTATCCTTAGAGGCAGAAACGACCATAACTTTCTTATCTGGATCATTAAATAACGTCCAAAGAACGAATGCAGCAGTAATCCAAGATTTACCAACGCCACGGAATGCTTGGATCTGTAATCTTTTGGGTCCATTTTGTAAGTATTCAGCAATGCAGAGCTGTGCTCTAGTAGGTGGTGGTAGACTTAAATGCGTCCAGACGGCTGTTAGAAAGTATCTAAAGTCGTCATGAAGCTTTGATTCTATTTTCTTCAAGTTATACTCCAAATCGCTTTAGTCAGTGCATCAGCGAGTGCTCGATACCCAGTAGCTACATAAATCTGGCCTGCTACAACTGATATAGTTGCTATAGACCAGAATATATAGTAGTATCGTTGTTTAATCTGTTTTGGTGGATTGGTTTGAGTGGTCATTTTCTTGAACGGTTTCTTGCTCTATTCTTAGACGGGTCTTCTCGGACTAGTCTCCCGTCACGAGTATGGGAGTAGTCGTCCCCTCCTTTGCCATAGTTCCCATCATCACGACGGGCTCTGTTGAGTTCGGCGCGGTATTTTTTGTTGATGGCGAGCTTGTTACGCGCTCTCTGCGATGCATTTTTACGTTTTCGAGCGGCGTCATTGTCGCGGTAATTTTTCGCACTTTTCTTAAGTTGTGAGTAAGGTTTACGCTTTGGAGCCATTGAATTGTACCGCTTTTTGGACTGCTTCAAAGTCAATGTTAGGCATACAGTCTGCTAGTTTACCTAGCGCACCGTTGTCTATAACAATGCCAGTGATATCATTTTTGAAAAGCCAGTCTCCAGCAGCTTTAAGGTCTGCAGTTGTAGCTTCTCCTGATTGTATTTTGTTTAAATATTCTTCCGTAAGAAGCTTATGAAGTTCGTTGAAAGTTTCTTCAGAAGCCCTTCTCGGAAGCTTCGTTACAGTTGTCATTAGCTAAATAATTTTTCTTTTACAATTTTCAGTGCTTGGTCATCAAGCTTGTTATCTGTACGTGCAACATAAGCTTCAAGTAGATCAACTACGAGTTTCTTAACTGAGTCAGACTTTAGAAAAGCGAATAGGATGGGCTTGATTAATACGATCATTTTTGGAATGGGTTAAGTTTTTGATACCACTTCTTAGGTGGTGGTGGGTTTTTAGCTGCTAATAGTTTAGCAACTTCTTTTTTAAATGCAGCTATAGGGATCACATCACTACACATATGGTACACTCTTGTACCAGGTCTAATCATGAATCCTTTCTGCTGTAATTCAGCACATTTAAGAGCTCT